GTACCAAGTTGAAGCAATACCAGGCTAGCTGTTTTTCGGCTTCTGGCGCGTTGCTGAAATGCCGCATATTTTTAGACCAGAGCCTGCATGGCGGATGAGCAATTACAGGATTTTTGCCTTTATAGGACATAGCGTCCCTAGAAATATCATAACAATCAAGACCGAGATCTTTATAAGCTGATTTTTTATTGCAGCATAGTACGGTAATCATAATTACCTCTTTTTTTGAGTGGACTGGTTCCCTTTTTCTAGATTAAGGGACCAGTCCGCACATTTACATCAAGTGATGAAATGTGCCTTGCGCCGCCTGGCGCTATCTACCCCCCATAAAAAAGCCCCCCTAACAAGGGGGGCACTGGTATCCATGCATGGCGAGGTTAGGTATTAGAGACTGTAGTCTCTTCTGGGGGCGTGGCGGACTCCTGTCCGCCTGCCCCCTCCTCAGCGGGTTGCGCCGTTCCTGACGGCGCAGGGGCGCTTTCAGCGCCCTTTGTGATTAAACCTAGCTCTATTGCTTTTTCGCGATTGTCTTCATTTTCGAGGAACTGATTCAAGAGGATAGGATCGTTTTTGAAATAGTTCCGAATATTTGACGGTAATCCCGCGAATGCTGTTTGAGCTTGAGCGGTTATGTTCATTGCTTCGTGCAATGTTATCGACGGTACGTCGACCCACTGAGGCTGTGATGTAGAAGCATGATTAATGCTTCCTGATTGATTGAATTTCGCCATGATGTGATTAATATCGCAAAGCTTTGCGAATTGTTGTTGAGAGCGGCCCTCGCCGCCTGGTGAGATGATCGACTCGCGTGGCGAGAATCGGTTTTTTACTTTAGGTGTCGTCATTGTATTTCCTTAGTTGACAATATCGCCGAGAGGCGTGTCTTCAATAAGACGAAGGCCCTCGCGCATGAGATCGGCTTTAACGCCGTTGATTATAAGATTTTTCTCGGCCATTTCGATTTGGACCTCGAGTAGCCGTATTGCGGCTTCTCGTTGATTATAGTCGATCGATGCAAGTACCCGCTGTGCTTCTTTTAGCCAAGAATCTACTCGTACTGTTCCGATCTGTTCCGATACTGGCTTTAACTGTTCCTTTAAAAGGTTTGTCGTAGCGAATGATTGATTCGCGGTGACCGCAGTTGATACAGCTGGCGTTATTACATCTTGAATTTGTGCTTGCTGACCCGTAGCAGCGTTTCCAGCAGGCGAAGATGCTGCCGAGTTAGCGGCCAATATAGGGTTGATACCTCCGGCACGCATATCATCCATTCGCCTTTGAGTTTGCGTATTTGACATTCGTTCCTGAAAAGCACGATTCCTTGCTGCCTCTTCAACTGATATTTGATTAGCCGAGTTCGCCTGGCTCTCCTGAGATTTGTTACGTCTCTCGCCGCCTACTAACGCGGCGGCACCTGCTATTGCGGCACCTATCCAGCCTCCTTGTTTTTTTAGTGATGTTCTCATTAGAACCTCGCAAGGCCAGGTGTGCCGTAAGTCGGCATCGGCCTGATGCATTTATAATCGAAATACATATCAACGATGAAATCGGGTTCCGCTGGAACTGCTTCAACACGAGCCATTGGGGTATTAGATTGAATAAAGGTAGCGTTAAGGGCTGGCGTTGAGAGTTCCTCCGATAGGTGCCACGGATCTAATGATCCAGTTGCTGTTGATCGAAATAGTCCGCTAATGCGGCTCGGTTTGAATCGGTATTCTGCATACCGTTCTTGATATCCAAATACGTTTTCGTTGGTTCCTCCAGCTGGATTGGTTAACTCGATTTCTTGCTGGAGTACTGCTTGCTCGCCAATGTTGGCGAATTCTGGCCAGTAGAAATCATACCTAGTTGATCTGGTCCAGAGTTTTTCGACGCCTTTTTGGTAAGTGAGATCGGCACGGACGTTAACCAAGCCGATAATAAGGCAGTGTTCAGTCAACGAGGTATTGAATCCTCCTGACTGGGTTGAGAATGTACCGAAAGCCGAGAGTGTACCTTGTGGCGTTGTTGCTGTTTCGGAGGTTTGAGGAACGGTATTGATCGAGACTCGATCTGTTGAGCCGCCGAGATATTCCGGACGTTGGACGCGGCTATCGGGAGTCACCACGCCAAAGTGTGACAATATAATTTCGTTTATGCGTGTCCCTCCCCGCGCGTCTCGCTCTAGGAATTGTTGAGTTGTTACAGCCAGGCGTATTGCGTTGATACTTGCTGCGGTTGCATTGCTCAGATCGGCAATCATGCCGATTGTTGGATTTACTGTTGTATTGAGTAGTACGGCACCACCGGCTGTACCATCGGTATCCATTCCGTATATCGTTCCACTGGTAGCGACCCTGATACCTACGTTTGAGTTATTTGTACCACCACTTAAGATGATGTCCGCACTGGTGCCTAATGGCATTGTTGTTTGGGTATCTGATTTTTGCGGGTAAGGCAGACATGATGTGAAATAGTCATGTCTTTTGCCGCGCTTATAAAGTGCGTAATTTGCTGGATCATCGGGTCCGTCACCGTTCGAGATATCCTTAGAATCCTGTAGATTCTGATCACGGAACCATTCGTTCCAGATTAGCTGGTAGGCCCTCAGAGGCAGTGCACTGTGATCGAAGTCGGGTATACCTGGCGGGATACCCATGTAGTCAAAGATGGATAACTCGGCGTATCCAGTGGTGGCTGTGCTTGGCATTGTCGGAATAGTAAAATCGATTGAGTCGCCGGGGCTATCCTGAGCGCCGAGGAATTTATGCCAGTTTAACCAGAGTAGGCGGTATGGTACTGAGAACCAGAAGGTGTCGATAAACAGATTATCCATTAACGGATAAATCGGGGTTGCCATCCGAGCGAATACAGTTGGGTTCAGTTTAAGTGTATCGCCTGGCAAACCTTCGTCGATGAATATCGGATATATGTAATCCGCATTGATAGTCGTTTTGTGCCCGCATGAGCGATCAAATTGTGATCGCGCCAGCGTAGGGGCGGGCACGTTCGCGAAATTGTGTTTCATGATACTTTGCATGGTTATATTTCCCTTTTAAAGTCTGAGGCTTTGCCTATAAGTTGTGGCCTGGTAGGTGTTAGTAAAGCGTTGTCGTCATCGTATTCGCCGATCACGAATAATTCGTAATCTTCGGGATGCTTGTGAATTTGGGAATCTGGTCTGTTGGCCTCGTCATCGAAGGCGCGTATTGCCTGGCCTTTTGCGGCCATAAACATTGGTTGATTGAAGTTTTCTGCGGCTTTGTCGTATACGGAGAATACTAGGAATTTCATTATTTTACCTCGTTTCGTTTTAGAATTGATATTTGAGCTTTTTTAACTTTTTCACGAACAGCCAGTCTGTCTGGTGTAGCGTTGTGTCGGAGTTCGTGTGCTTTTTTGGTCCTTCTAGTTTTAATTTCGTCCATTGATTCTGGGTGATCGACCTCATAGATATTATCGTAGTATCTTGGTGGTCGGGTCTCATGTCCATTTATAATGAGAGCATCAGCAGGATAGACATCACTGCTATAAGCATCAAGCCAGTCGCGACCGATACCAGGACGTCTAGACATAGTTGTATACTCCGGAATAACTTCGACGATTTCTCCTGTGTGTGTGTGAATTCTCTCATAATGTTTTAGTCCTGTTTCTGGGTTGATATATTCGGCGTTTCTGCCGTTAACTTTTTTGAGGATATACCTGGCGCAGTATGCGGCGGTTTCAAAGTTGACTTCACCGATAGTTGAAAATCCGCGGGACCATAAGCGATCAAGTATGTCACTAGTATAAAGAGGAACACCATCACGCACGCGCCACACCTCTTTATCAGGAAAATCAACGCCGAAAAGACAGGCATGGTAGTGCGGTCGATGATACGTTTCTCCATATTCTCCACACTGGTAGTATCGGATTTGTTGGTGTTTAAACTCACGCGACTTGCGCATTTTTCGAATGAATTTCTGGAAATGGCTTTTGACCAGCCCGCAGTCGGGCGGCAATTTCTCGTCGCTGTAAGTCAGTGTAATAAAACTGTTTTGATTGTGGTGAGATGCTTCGTGCACACACCTGGTTGCCCACATGAGTGATCGGTCCAGCCGGCACCCAATGCAGCGGCCGCATGCTAATTTTAATGTCTCCGCGTTGATAGGCGCGGCGGATTTTTTGAATACCAGGTTCCGAGTTGACCTGGCGCCAGTACTTCTCCCAGCTACGTATGCTGTTAGGGGATGATAGCAGGCCATTCACAAACGAATTCCGCCTCGAAGGATTTTAAGTGATGGCATGTTGAATTTGTGGGTCATTGCCGCATGACGGTTGAATGCCTGTCCGGGTTTGCCTTTGAAGCTACGCTTTTTCATTTTCTGTCACCGTTTTAATGAGAAATTCAGCGAATTTTAATGTAGTTTCAGACCGCTGTCTAGTACACATATGCTCGAATATATAACGGTCTTTTCCTTTTTCCCTTGTCGGTTCTAGATCGAATGGTATTTCTATCTTGTAATGGGCTGGCATAAGAAGCCAGGTTGCCTTCCTAGTCGGATAACCGAATGTTGACTGATTCAATGGAACTATTTTTACATCTGGTGGCCAAAACCTATTCAGGAATAAACTTCCTGATGGATGCTCCAATATACCGCCGTTTTCCCTTACCAAGTTGAAGCAATACCAGGCTAGCTGTTTTTCGGCTTCTGGCGCGTTGCTGAAATGCCGCATATTTTTAGACC